CTTCGAGTACGCCTCTGGTAAAATGAACGCGCTCGACTCCTGGCCTTTCGCTCTGGCGTTGGGTACGCTGTACTCGGTGCCGGGGGCGACCGGCACCGCCGTGCAGCCGCGCCTGGCGATCGAGTGCAAGGGCCACGGGGACATGGCCCAGAACATCATCCGCCAGATGGGCTGGACCAACTTCCATCCCTGGAACGACAAGCAGCTGGACTCGCGCGTGCCGCGGCTGAACCAGTTCAACAAAATCGGGGTCTACACCACCAGCTGGTTCCGCGACGGCATGATCGAGATGCTGGTGAAGATGCTGCGCGACGGCGATATCGAGATCTGCTCGCCCTTCTTCGTGCAGGAGATGGCGTCCCTGCAGGGCGATCAGTTCGTGCAGTCGCTCAAGGCCGGCTACGGCGGGTTCGACGACAGGTTCATGGCGCTGGGGTTTATCGTGGTGAGCCTGTACAAGTGGGACGCGGATTATTTCCGCTCGGCTAAGATCGCGGCCTACTCGGGCCGGACGCATCTGGTGAAGCGGCCCGAAAAGCGCCAGCATGCCCAATGGGCCTACGGCTACGCCGAGCGCAACGATGCGGGGATTTACGTGAACCGCGAGTATTAGGATGGTCACGGGATGCCGGTAGCGCAATCCAGTCATCTGCAAGAGTACGAATACGACGCTGCTTCTGAAACGCTCACGGTCCAGTTCCAGAACGGCTCGGTGTATCAATATTCGGGCGTTCCTATGGACCGCTACGAAAAGCTGCGGCAGTCGGGGGGGTCGGGCACGGTGTTTCACTCCGAGATCCGCGGCCGCTATGCCGCGGCCAAGCTCGCCGATCCGGGGCGCGAGAAGAAGTGATGACGGGGCGTCTCTCTTTCGTGCCTACTCGAGCCAGCCGGGAGTATTTCGACGAGCTGGTGCGGCGGCTCAGCGAAGAGCGCGATATCGACGCCCGCGTCACCCAGCGGGAGGCTTTTGAAAAGATGGTCGAATACGCGCGCGCCGGCGAGCACCCCCGGCGGGCCAACCTGTTAAGAATGATGGAGCAGCGATGACTTGCGCCGAGTGCGGGACCCAACTGGAAATCGGCGCTTGGCCGTATTGCCCGCACGGCCGGCTGCGCGAAGGGAACGCGCTGGGCTTCTCGCCGATCGTGGTCTGGGAATCCGACGCCGAGCCGGATAAGTTCTCCTTCCCGGGCCAGGCCGAGGAGGCTTGCCCCCCGGGCTATCACAAAATCGAGATCACCAACCTGCGCCAGGCCGACCAGCTGGTCCGGCGCGTGAACGGGGTGGAGCGGGCCGCCGCGGAACGCGCCCGTGACCTGAACTACCAGGCGCTCGACGAGCAAACCCGGCGTCGCCGCGAAGACACCCTGGCGCGCATCCGCGGCAACCCGCGGGCCGAGGCGCTGTTCCGCGCGGCGCGGGAATACGCCGATCGCCGGCGGGAAGCGTCGCGCAGCCGCCGGCGCAATCTCGATCCGCGCTTTCACATTCAGGTGCTGAGTTTCGATTCCGGCCATCGCAACTCCTACAGCGGGCCGGAGACGGGATGGCGGGAAACCAAGACCTGAAGGAAAGGAGGCGAAACATGATCGGGCTTTTGATTCAACTGATCATCGTGCTGATTATCGTCGGGTTGCTGTTGTGGCTGGTCCAGAGCTATCTGCCCGTGCCGCCCATGATCAAGAGCGTTATCAACATTGTGATGGTGCTGATCGTGATCCTGTACTTGCTGCGGATGTTCGGGATCGTTCACGTATGACGCACACCTCATGTTTTAAGTAAACTCACGGTATGCCCGGAGTTGATTCGGCTTACCTTTGCCCCGCGCCTTTCGAGGCCGACGGAGACAACCGCGAGCTGGCCACTTCCGATTCGCTGCTGGCCTGGGCCAAAGACGTCGTCTCGGACGGGCGCTCGTATCTGCGGCTGCAGCCGGCCTATCCGTTCATCGCCGACGGCATCGACATGGTCAACGGCGAATCGCCGGTGATCGGGGTGGGCACGCTCTCCAAGATGCGCACCGATCAGACCGTGCGCAACGCCAAGGAGCTGATCGCGGCGCAGACCAACATCCGCATCATCCCGGCCTTCAAATCCGAGATGGAGGAGTTCCGCCAGCAGACCACCATCCTGAACAAGAGCTTCATGGCGTGGCAGACGTCGACCTTCGCCGACCGCCGGCTGCGCAAGGCCTGGCAGTACGCCGAGGCCGCCGGCACCGGCTACATCGGCACGCGCTACGATCCCAACTACTGGTATCGCGGCAAGGGCGATATCGTATGGGACGCCTACGGCCCGCTGGATGTCTTGCCCGTGGGCATGGGCCGCCAGCACGATCTGCAGAAGGCTTACACGGTGGCGCTGCGGGTGGCCACGCCGGTGCATGAGGCCTGGCGGCTGTTCCCGCTGTACGTGGACCGGATCAAGCCCTCCCGCGACGCGCACGCCGGGCACGGCACGGTGATCTCCCAGGCGGTGAAGTTCGCCACCGCCGTGCTCAAGCGCTTCGGCCAGGGCACGCGCTACGAGCACGAGCCCGCGCCGTGGGCCATGGTGGACGTGTATTACATTTACGTCGACGACGACTCGGTCAACGACACCGGCGAGCCGGTCAAGATGCGCGGCCCCGACGGCATTCCGGGCACCAGCTGGAGCTACGAGGTGCCCTTTGTGGGCCAGAAGATCGACGTCGGCGACGGCCGCTTCCGCGAAGCCGGCCGCGAGGACTGTCTGCTCTACCCCAATCGCCGGCTGATCATCGCCGTGGGGACGGACATGCTGGGCGTGATCGTGAACCCGGACCCGGAGTGCCAGGCCTCGCCGTACTGGCACGGCAAGGTCCCGCTGGCGCAGCTGCGGGCCGACGACTGGGCCTGGAATTTTCTGGGCTTCCCCATCACGCGCTACGGGCAGAGCCTGGAGCGGGCTTCGATCGAGATGTGGCGCGGGATGGTCGACGCCATGAACGCGCGCCTGTCTCCGCCGCGCGCCTTCGACCGCAACTCGCAGGGCGCGGCGCTGGCCCAGACCATCAACACGCGCATCCCCAACCAGGTGGTGGGCCTGGACCTTTCGCTGGTCCCCTTGGCGCAGCAGATGGGGCCGCTCCTGCCCTACCAGTGGTATGAATATCCGCCGCATTATTTGCAGGCGCAGCAGATGCTGGTCTCCATGATGAAGGATCAGATGGGCGTGGCGGACGCCCAGGCCCTGGCCCGCGCGCGCCAGCTGCCCTCGGGCGATTCGGTGGAAAAGCTGATGGAGCAGCTGGGCCCGCTGGTGAAGGACCAGTCGCGCAACATGGAGGAATCCATCCGCGCCCTGGGGGAGCAATGGAAGTCGAATTTCTTCCAGTTTTACACCGTGCAGCGCCGCATGCAGCTATTGGGCCCGGACGGCCTGGCCGAGGAGGACTTCGACTATAAACCCGGCACGCTCATTCCGTACGCCAACGATCAGGAGTGGAGCTCGGCGGGCGCCCCCGATATGCGTAGTAGCGAGAGCCGGCGCAAGTTCGGCGCCCCCGAGGAGTGGGAGCGCTACTTCGCGCGCGGGGAGGTGGTGCCGCAATTCGAGCGCGCCCGCTGGCACAAGGACAACTTCGCTTTCTCGGTGGTGCCCTATTCGCTGCACGAGTTCAATTCGATCTCGCGCAAGCTGTTTTACGTGCAGCTGCAGGCGCGCGGCTTCCCGCTCGACCCCTGGACGCTGGCCGAATTGTTCGACATCAAGAATTTCGGCGACCTGCCCAACATCCCCGATCCCAACACCGGCGGCGTGCGCAAGGCCCAGACCATCATCGAGCGCTGGATCGCGTGGATGGAAATGCAGTCCCGCTTCCACCAGGCTTTGGCGGCCGCCGGCGGCCAGGGCCAGGCCGGCGTGGGCCCCGGCGCGGGTGGCGGCCGGCCGGGTCGCCCGCCCACGGCCCAACAGCCGCCCACCATGGAGAACAAGGGCGGCGTGCGCCCGATCATCCGCGAGAGCAAGCATTAAATGCCGGCCCAAAAGCACACCAAAAAAGCCGACACGCCCAAGAAGCGCCGGCAATGGCAGCACATTCGCGACAGCGCGGAGGCGCGCGGTCTCCCCACGGGGCAGGCCATACGGATGGCCTCGGGTGTTTTGAAGCGGCAGGCGCGACGTGGCAAAAAACGGAGATCCTAACGGCCTGCTGCGCTCGCTCGCCGGCATGCCGGGAGCCCAGGCCCAGACCGAGGAGAGCGTGCGCTTCGAGGTCCAGGGCATCAACGACGCCATGGAGTTCATCAAGCGGCTGCAGGGAACCGGCGCGCTGACCATCAATTTTCACGCCGGCAAGGCCAACGGCCTGGCGGAATGGAAGAGCTCTCTAAAACAGGCATCTTGACAACGCCCCCCTAACGCCCGTATCATTTTCCCCAGGAACGGTCAGCCCGCCCCGAAAGATTCGGTAAGCCTAAGGCCCGTTGCTCTTCTAAGGGATTCAGCTCCCCCGGAAGGGCGGCGGGCCTTTTGCTGTTTGGGGATGCTACCGACTCCGAGTAACGATAGGCGGCTTCGGCCGCCGGTCGGCAGAAAGGAGATTGCGCCATGCTAGGACTCCGCGAGGATTCTCAGGCCCGACGCCGGGGCGGCAAACGCCATAAAAAGCGGTAGCGACCCTGCCAATTCCGGGGGCTGTTCCACGTGAAACGGCGGCGCAGCCCTCTTGATGGATAACCATCCGGCCCGTAACTAAACGGCAAAAAAGGAAACTGAACCCGAGCCAAGTGGCCCCTTCCGGACTCAAGTCCCCCGACGATACGCCTCGCCCCGGCCCCGCAGGGACCGGGCCTGGCCCCGCGACTCTCGCGGGATCGGCCGGTGAGGAAGAGGGCGGTCAAGGCGCGGCCCCGGAAGGCGGACCCACCGGCGGCATGAGCGCCAAGCTCGGACAGGCAGTGCAACAAGTGCAGCAAACCGAATTGATGCTGACCGATCTGGCTCGGCAATTCCCCGCCGCGGCGACTTCGTTCCGCGCGGCGACGGACGGTTTGCGGCAGGCGGGCACCGCGCTTCGCGCCGCGTTACGGCAAATTATGACCAACCCTGGACAGTCTGAACCTCCGGCCCCCTCCATTGGAGGATAAGGATCAGAGTAAGCCTGGCTGTTCCTGGTGGGTCTTTTAAGGTCAGCAACCGGACCTACCGACTGACGGGAGAGGGAACGTGCCTATAGATAAAGACGAGCTCAAAGCCAAGATTCAAGAAGCCTCGGGCGGCGACGCGGAACTCGCCAAGCTGCTCGAAGAGAAGCTCTCGGCCAACGACCAGGCGGCCACGGCCTTCCTGGGCGGCTTCATGCGCAATCGCGATTACACGCAAAAGAATCAGGGCCTGGCCGATGAGAAGCGCACTCTGGAAGGCCAGGTGGAGCAGTACCGCCAGCTGCTCGAAGCGGCCGAGACCGAAAAAACCGCAGTGATGAAGGACCTGGCCACGCACAAGGTGAACGTGGCGCAGGCCCACGCGCGGCTGAAGCACATCAAGGACACTTACCGGCTCTCGGACGACGACGTCCCCGAGTACCGGGACCTGATCGACACCTCCCACAAAGGCCGGGTGATCGACTCTTCGGCCGATCTGGACAAAAAGTTCGCGGACTTCAAAAAGGAAATGGGCGATTACATCGCCCAGAAGCTGGTGCCCGAGCTGGGCGGCATGGCGCAGCTGGACATCGTCTGGTCGGACATCCGCGACGAGCACCGCGAGCTCACCGGCAAGCGCATTACCGCCAAGGAGCAGCAGGAGCTATTGGCCGAGGCCGACAAACGCAGCAAGGCCGGCCGCCCCATTTCGCTCAAGTCGCTGTGGGAGGAAAAGTACGACGCCCCCGCGCTGCGGCAAAAAGCGCACGACACGGGCTTTGAAAAAGAACTGCGCGCCAAGTGGGACGCCGAGCACGCCGCCAAGATTTCCGAGGCCGCGCTGGCGGGGGTCAGGCCCCAGGCGACGGGCGAGCCGGGTTATCGGACCTCGCAGATTCTGGACCACAAGTTCCAGACGCACGAGACCGCGCCGGCCGCCACGCCCGAGAACCGGCCGGCGCCGAGCGCCAACGACCGGCAGGCCCTGACGGGAGCCGAGCGCGCCGGCAAGCGGTTTTTAGAGCGCCGCGCGGCGGGCGTGCCCCTGGGCGCCCCGGACGAGCGCAAGGGGAAGGCGGCGTAGTGGCGGATGAGCTGGATAAAGTCGAGCAACGCATGGAGGCGGTCAATCAGCGCTCCTACGACGACTTCGTGGGTGAGGACGACGAGCGCTTCCGGAATATGATGGCGGGCCGGCCGGAATCCTCGGCCCGGGCGATGAGGCTAAGGCGAATGGGCCAGGCGGAAAATGCAAAGCTTGAAAAGCTGCACCAGCGGCGCAATGAGATTTCGCGCCGCCGCGGCGGCGTGACCCGTAACCGCAAGCGCACCATGCGCGATGAGAAGAGGTCCAGGTAATGCCCGGCGAGGAAATGGATGTTGCGCGCCGGGAGCAGGATATTCCCACCCGGGAAGATTTCACGCGAAGAAGTTTACGCAAGCGGCGGGTTGCAATGATGCACCGCCGGAGCAAGGAAGCGGCGCGCGGGCGCCAACAGAAACGAAAACGAGAAAGGTAAACCAGCATGGCCGATCCCTTATTGGACGAAATTAATGAGACGACTTTGCCGGAGATCAACGATGCGGCGATCGAGGACAACTTCTTTCTGGCCTCGGTGCTGCAGGCGCATCTCCGGGCCAAGTGTCTGGTGCCCTTTACGGGCGGCGCCTTTACGCGCAATCTGTTCCTGTACAACCCGCTCAACGGCGGCGCGTACGCCAAAGGCATCGGCGGGTTTAACCTGACCAAGCCGCAGACGCTGGGGTCCACGGTCTTCGACCCTAGGTACTACGTGGTCATGATCATCGAGTACCTGGAGGACATTTCGGTCTTGAACACGGGCGACCTGGCGGTGTTCAGCTTGCTCGAGACCGACATGGCCAATGCGTACCAGACCATCTCGGCGATCATGGCCCTGGACATCCAGCAGAACGGCGTAATCGCGCCGCGCAACCTCAAC